GCCCCAGGAATGTCAGAACCGTCCCCAGTTGGAATAGTTCCGGTTAAGCCCACAGAAGCAGCCGTAATCCAACTGGACAAAGAACCAACAATCCGAGGATCAGAATTATCCTTCGCCTGATCCCGCAACAGAATTGTCTCCCAATCTCGACGGCATTCGATGGCTTTCCGGAGTTTGTGATACTGCTTCTCGGTTCCACGCCCCGCAGTATCAACAACATCCGAAGTACCGGACACGCGGCCATCTCGCTGAACGATTTGAGCCACATTGTCTTTCCTGACCGGCTGACCCACCGCCTGACCAGGAGCGTCGTTGCCTTCCGGTCGAGGTGTGGTGTCAACTGTCAGGAACTCATCGACCAACCAGTCGTAGAGACGGTTTTTGATTGGCCCCTTGGGAGCATTGGAGTAGAACGGAGTCTCGGAAGGATCGATCTCTTCCATCGCCTCCTGAAGATCCTCTCGAATACCGACCATTGCGCCGGTAACGAGAGTATTAGTAGGTGCAGCCATGTGGCTTCTCCTTTACAACACTCTAGTTTTACCGATAGGCTTGATCAATTTGGTGGCAGCCATGAGAGCCCCATCGATGTCACCTCTTTCACGAGCCTGCTTGATATCCTGGCGCACTTGCTTCTTGGTATCTTGGCCCTTTGCATTCTTGACTTTACCACGAGAAACCCTACGTTTGGTGGTTGTCACTTTCTTACCATCCTTTTTACCGGTTTTGGCTTTTTCCAGTTTAGCCATCAATTGATGATACTTCTGGGCATCCATTGCCATAAGGATTGCACGGTGATCCACCCAAGTAGTAATTTCCTCGTTAGAAAAGCCGTACTTGTCGCCAACAAACTCTGAGAAGGACTTCTTGCGCTTTTCGAACACTTCCTTATCAGCCAACTCCGGTACAGCTTCAATAAGCTTCTCTTCACCGAGTTTAGCCGCTTGTTGAAATTGCTCTAGAGCAACCTTCTGTCTCTCCTCTTGGAGTTTTCTGGCAACAGCCATGCGTTGTTCGTGTTGATGTTTCTGGACCACGAACTCTTGAGGATCTTTCTCGGCCAATTCATCCCAATTCGGCTCTTGCTGTACAAGCAAAGCTTGAACTTGTTCCAAGCCCTGATCATACTTTTGCCGTGCTTCATCGATCTGCTTCATCTGCGTTTCAACATCACGCCTCTGATTGGCAAGATTAGAAGTCTTAATCCTATAATCTTCTTCGAGTTGATATCCTTTTTGGAGTTCTTCGAGGGTGACTTGCTTTTCTTGACCGTTAACTTTAACAGTGTAAAGTTCGGCCTCCTCAAGTTCCTCGCTTTCCTCCTCATCGGATTCATCATCTTCGAGAAGTTCGCTTTCGTCCTCTCCTTCCTCTAGGAGTTGGGACTCCAACTCGGATTCATCCTCGTCGCCTTCTAAGGATTCCTCCTGCTCTTCTGCCTCCTCGCTTTCTGCTTGGAGCCTTTTCGCCTCTGCTTCAGCGAGTTGGTCTGCATATTTATCTAACGCATCAATGGACATTTGCTGATTCTCCTGGTTCGTCGTCCGTGAGTAGGTCAGCCCCTGCCAAATGCATAATACTTCCGACCAATTCTTCCAACATTTCCGATTTAAGCTTCAAATTAGTAAATTCCTCAACTTGATTTGCCTTCAAATCGGCAATTTGGTCCTCATAATATTCTCGTTGGATTTCAATCACCCTGCTAAATGCTGGGCTTTCCAACATCATTCTTGCTTCCGGGGCTAGTTCTTCGTCAATCATTTCTTCTTCCTCTTTACACGTTTGGGTAATTTCCCGCCTTTGTCGTGCTTAATCATCTTTTTGCCCGCAGCCCGAGACATTTTGCTTGATTTGCCTTTTGCCGCAGCGTGGGCCAATCGTCTCTGTGCTTCTGACTTAAAGGGCATTCAGTCCTCCGTTGGACTTCGCAATCGGGTGTCAACAGCGGCATCGAGTCTAATTTTCTCAACTTCCAGAGCAGCCTCTGTTTCCAATTCCCGTTGTTTGAGCCCCGCATCCCGAGTTATCTTCAAAAGTTCGAGTTCTGCATCAAGTCCCGCCTTTCTAAGTTCAACTTGTGCGTCCAAATCCTGATCCCGCATCTCAAGTTGAGCGTCCGCCATTTGCTTCCGCTGCTTGAGATTAACTTCACTTTGCAATTTGCCTTCTTTAAGCTTCATGTCATGTTGGGCTTGTTGTTGCTTCATCTGCAACTCAAGCATTCTCGGATCTGGTTTCGCTTGTTGAGCCTTAAGGAATTGCTCTGCAGCCTGGGGCGTCATTTCGGCTGGTATGAAATACCTTTCCGAATATTTGCACCCTGATGCTTTAGACAAATCGTGTAAGGTATTTGCATATTGGGCCGGTGATACATACGGATTAGCCAACCCCATCTGGGTTAATATATCCCGTTGCCTGGCCTCAATAGCCAACAAGGTTTCCAGTTTCTTTTCCTGCGTACCATACCCTAGTCCAACCTCAACCTCCACCCTGTAATTTGCCTTCCAGGGCCGAGGATCGATTTCCACCCATTTCCCATGAATCTCGACAATTCGCTTTTGAGATTGGTGCATGACCACCATGCGATTAATGATCTCAAAAAGCCGTTTGAATCCAACATTGGCCAGAACCCCGGCCACCAATTGGATCTTCTCCTGCGAAATCGTCAAGATCCGGTCAACGCCGCGTTCCGTTGAACTCTGCAAGTGTTCCGCGTCGAGCCCTTGCGATTGTGCGTTCACTCCAGATCGTTCTTGCTTCTTCCGGTCAAAATGCTGAAGAACCATCAATGCCTTATCGGCGATAAATGGAGTATCAATGTTCCACACGGAATTTGGATCTCGTGCGCGCACAAATCCACGGTCTCTGTGTTCCGCAATATCCTCTAGAGATGCGTGCCTAGTATTAATTCCCTTGAGAGGAGAGACCACATTATAGATATTATCCAACATGCCACGAGTAATGGCTGTGGTCACATCTTGAAAGTCCATTGCCAGATCTGCTACCGACTGACCGATCGCCCCGAAACCATACATATAGGGACTTGCAAAAGCGAAATTGTCATCGGTTGCCAATTCATCTTTAAATATCTTCAAGGAAGAACCAACCATCATGACGTCATGAAGTTCGGCGATTCCGTCTCCGTCCTTATCAATCCGGATGAAAACTTCCGCGCACCTCACTTGCTCCATGGAAGGATCTGCCGAATCCCCTTCATCGGATTCCGTGTCATACCCTACCCTAGATTGCTTTTCATCGGTATCATCGTCGTCGTGGCCCTCAATCCCAGCTTCCGAAATCTCATCATAGGTGAACCCCATGGCCACCAAGTCAGACACCGGTACGAATCTATCCACACCAATGATATCATAATCATATGGACTATTCGCTCCCCGGCTGATAATAAAATCTTCTGGGGGCTCCGAACATATCTTAAAGATTGATTCCGTTTCTACGCGGGTCACGCGTACCGCGCCCGAATTCTCGACAATTTCAATTGATGTTACTGATTCATCCTGCTCGAACAACTGAATTTGTTCATCAGTCAGTCCAGTCAGATTGTAGAATTCCTCAGTTACATCTGATTTTTCATCCCTGAATACTCTAAATATACCCAATTTCTGGGTCAATGCATTCTTGATGAAAGAGTATGTTAACCACCATCCAGGATTATCATTCCAGAATATGTAGTTAGCATAATTAGTCATTTGCTCGGCATAATCTTCCTCTCTTGGTCTACTGGGCTTGTATACGGCAATCGTGTCCCCCGCCGCGAATGTTTTCATGAGGGACGGCATCATACCCTCAATTAGGTCCCTAACTTCTGTGGTGGTTTGGCTGGAATGATGGGGTAAGGGAACTAGGTCTGATTTGCCTCTATAATACCGGAGGGCGCGCTCATTATCCGGAGAAATTTCTTTCTCATAATAACTTACCGCATCTTCCAGCATATCTTCACAGATCATCTGGAAACGATCTTCGTCCATAGGCATTGGTACGCCCGTATTACGAATATCGTCGTTCGGAACGCCTGATAAACCTTCCCTGGTATCGTCTTCTGCCATCAGGCCACCTGCCCATAATTCTGCACTAGGGGTCTATTCCAACTATCCCCTGTAAATCCCATTCCGATGATCGCGTCTTCCGCCATCGTTAACATGAACGCGTCTGCGCTATCCGGGCTCCGGGTCGAATCCGCCAGTTTCCTTTTGATGTCGTCCTTGGATTCCGCCTGCTCTTTGCCTGAACTGGTAAATTTGCGCGCCACGATAGTCAACTCGCGAATGAATTCCGGGTCGTCCGGTATACTGCAATTTCTACTTTCGAACCATTCTGCACCCTTGCCCCATAGCTCGTCCCGCAGCTTGAGGTACTTCTCCGGTTCCATGGTTGGAGATTCGGAAACATTCAGATCAATTACTTCGATTTTCCACCTACGTTCTACCATTAATTCACGCAGCCGATCGGCCACCGGTCCCCCCATACCAATTACGTCTACCACTATTGCCTTGGGCCACTGGCTTCGATTAATTCCCTCGATCCTATTAATCACAGCCCCCACGACGTTCATTGCATCCGAATACTTCCAGCGCGTGATGCTGGTCACTACGTGCCCGTTTCTCTCCACGAGGCACGACTTGTTTGACCCGCTTCTCGCGACGTCCAGACCCCATATAGGTCGGTTTTTGAGGTCAACCTTGATGTCTCTATCAACGGATTCATCGACCAAGTAGTATTTAATGAAACTATCTGCGTCTTGTTTCGGAAATTCTCCAAGCACTCGAACCCGGAACCGGTCATCTTCCTCCCCGTATTTCGCTAGTGCTCTTTCGATATATCCCTGGGAGACTCTCTTAGAATCGTAGCAGGATACCGTTCGCTTTCTCCAGTATCCTGTAGTGTCCTGGAAGGCTTCAAAGAAGTATCCAGTAGTTCGGGTCGGGTTCCCCGCCATAACGATATATGCGCCTTCAGTAGACAGTGCCCCTTCCGCGACTTCGAAGATCTTATCATCGATACCCGAACCTTCTTCCACGATAAATAACATAAATTTCGCGTGGAATCCTTGCAGAGCTTCCGGCTGCTCTTTCCGCGCCGTGCGCGCCACCGCGAAATGCTTGAGTTTTTTAATGTTCTTTTCGTTGGTGTCCCCCTCCAACGTGATCCGATCATTGGTCATAATATATTGGCTACGCATCTCTTCCGGCAGATGCTCCAACCAATTCGCTACTTCTGACCAGAGAATATCGAATAGCTGATGGGCCGTCGGCGCGGTACACGCTACCTTGGCCGGATATCTAGTGGTAATCCACCAGAGTATGATCCAGCTTAACAAGGTGGATTTTCCCACCCCGTGGCCGGATTTAATAGCAATGCGTTCCGTGCCGCTGGCCAGGGCCTGCAGCTCTTCAGCCTGCCATTCCTCCGGTGTCGCTCCCAGCGCTTCCGTCACGAATAGGTACGGATTGTCCCTCCAGCGTAACAGGCGCTTCGCCGCCTGATCCTTCGCGGAGTTCTTCTTCGTGTTCGTTTGCGTATTTAAGGAGTTCGACAAGATTAACGTTTCTGTTCTCATTAATCCTCTTCTCGGGCGCGTTCAGTCCCAAGAGTTTCGATCTACGGTCAGAAATTTTAAGAATCATGTCGGCGGCATCTTTATTCCCTGCAAGTGCCGCTTCATACCACTTTTTGTGCAATTCCTCGTACCGGTCCTGCTCGACCCGAATGCACTCCGTTACTTCATGTTCCGTAATTACGGCCCTAAAGGCCCGCGTCTTTGCACTTTCGACGGAACTCACAGAAATACCCATGGTCTCAGCGATTTCGGCATTTGTATAGCCTTGTCGGGTAAGACTTAGGATATCTCTATTGTGTTCCGTAGTAAGTGGCAAGCGACACGGGCCTCGGAGTCTGAGGAAGACCCGAGTAGTATAGCACACGGTCGGCGCTCTGTCTAGTATGTATTCTGAAAATTTAAAAACGAGACCCGGATCTTCCTCTTATATGTACTCGCACGAAGTAGGCTCGGGTCCTGATCCTCCTGGGCCGGGGACCCGCGAGGCGGGGGGCCTTCGCGCGTTCCGGGGCGCGGGCCTTGGGTCCCCTCCTGGGTTTCCGTGTTCCGTTATGCGGGGCGCCCGTTCTCGTCTTGGTTCTCGGCTTCCCATCCCTGGTGGCCGGTTCCCGTGCCGCGTGCTTCCGCCGCTCGTGCCGTGGCGCGGGTTGCCGCCTCGTCGTGGGCCTCGGCTTCCGCTGCGTGCCGGTCGGCCTCGGCTTCTGTGGTGGCGTTGGCGGCGGCGTTCCATGCTGCCTGGGCCGCGTCGTGTTCGGCTTGCGCCTCTGCGATGGCGGCTTGGGCCTCGGGGCTGTCTTGTCGTGTCGTGTCTTCCTCCTTGCGTTAGTTGCCCATCTTACCATGCCGCGCGCCCCGTGTCAAGCCCCCGTTCCTATGCTTCCGGTGCACAGGATCTGTTCCGACGCGGAATAAGCGGGCCCTTGTCCATTGGCACGGGTCTTGCATTTCGCAACGGGCGTGCCACGGAACGCGTCGAGCGCCTCCGGCGCCAAACGACAACGCAGACGGTGTCCCGGCGCCTCGACGTCCCGACCGTCCCGACCTCGTCCTCTCCCCCCCCGGACCCCCACCCCCACACGGTACCCCGGTACCGTCCCCCCGCCTTGCCTCTCTCTCTCTCTCTCCTTTTTTCTTTTGGTCGGGACGTCGGGACATGGGGACGGATA